TCACTTCGTTTCATCTCTAATCTGTTGATCAACGTCCTCATGATCTGACTGTACAAAAGATTTTCTGGAATCAGGAGTATAGTTACCCGAGATCCCCCCGGTTCCCCCTTTTCCCTTAAGCACTTCAATGGCTTGACGAATCACAGGCGGAATCGGAGCACCCAACTTGCCCCCGTTTTCGATAATGGACAACAACTCATTTGCGATATAAAAAAAGGCGACCGCATCCCTGAACAAATGTCCGTCTCCCAGAACACCGTCCACCAGATGAGCCACCGATACCATTGCAAATATAAATACCTTTCGTGCGATGCCGAACATGCCAACATTACTTTCTAACTTGCCACTCATACCCGCTGCTGCGATGCCCGTTAGGTAATCGAGGATGACGAATACGAGTAGTACGCCGAGCACGCCTGACCAGCCTCCGAAGAAGTAGGTTACTGAGCTACTCATAAGCGCGATTCCCCATTTCCATAGGGTGTCCCATCTTTCCATGGTTTCACCTCCTTGAACTGAATAAATTTGGCCGTTAAATATCCATGTGTTCCTTTTTCGCAACCACTTTGTTACTTATTGAATTAAAATATCAATTTCATCTCGGAACTTGATCATAATTGTTGAGTACATCCGCAGTACAACATGTTACTTCTATGCATTACTCCTTAATAGAATACGGTGTAGGCATCAGCCGAAATAATGATGTTGTTGGCACCTTGAGATGCATCACTTGGTCGATTGGATACATATCCTAATAGCTGTAAATCCCCCTCCCAATCCAAGTTATATACTGTAAGATCTGTCCAAGAAGAGTTTGAGTATCTAGTGTCACTAGGGTTCTTATAGGAGTATCGAAATTTTTTATTAAGTCTATCAATTTCAATGTACCCAAAATATTTAATGTAGTTGACATAGCCACCGTATCCAGACGCTCCGAATAAAGTAACGTCCCGCTTTTTACTATCCCGTAGGACAATGTTGGACATAGCACCTTCGTTAGAACTACTGCCCGTCCTAACTTCTAGATAGTTCTCTACTTGGGTTGGAGCAAAGAATAGATTTTTCCCTGCTGGAATGGTCATCCAATCAAAATATTGTCCTACTTGAAAACCACTTAGATATTGAATAATTCCAGTACGTATTACCAAGTTTGGATCGTACTGCCCCTGAACACCAAAAATGGAGTTATTCTTTAGGATCAACTCCCCACGCAAATTAGGCTCACCGGAGATAGTGATAGGCGCACTATAGTACCCCGCTGGTTTCGTCTGTGGAACTGTCCCTGGCGTGATCATACCGACAGTTCCCCTGTTTGGCATCGTTCCAGCAGTACCCGCAATAGTAGTCCCCTCCAGTACATTAGCGGGTGGAAAGTTAACCCCTGACACAACAATGTCCCCACCGTAAATACCTGCTGGCTTGGTCTGGGTACTTTTGCTTGGTGTAACTGTAACCGAGCCCACCGAGCGCTCTGGAAGTTCCCCAAGAATATCTGAGCCTGTTGCATTTGAAAACTTCTTTCCCAATCGAACGTCAGAAGGCTGCGCATCTCCCTTTGCAAGGAGGATCGTTGTTATTTTCATTATCAACTGTGACCATGTCTCACTAACGGATGCTGACACACCAACAGAATTAAGCGCCAAAACCATCTTTTCCTTTTGTTCAACTCCAAGCTGTATCGCAGATACAATTTCAGTGACTGCTGCTTTTACTGCTTTTGGCGTGGCAGCCCTATCCTCTGCATTGCTGTTCAAATCATTCGATAGCTGTACCTTTCCTTTCTGAGTCAAAGTTGCATCTGGAACATCTACCTCAGCTATTTCTATACGAAGCAACTCCAAATCTTGCTTAGTAGCTACACCCTCATCAACCTTCTCCCAGTTCTGATCCAGATACTTATCCAGATCAAAATAGGTCGTCGATGGTGAAGAACGGTCAATCTTATTCAACCCCAAATTTGGTGTTTTTGGTTCATTCATTTAAGCTCCACCTCCTGCAAATTTATCCTGCCGAGTCTGTTCGATCTCCTCCAGCGTCATGCTTTCAACATCCGCAATCGTCAAATACCGCAGACGGTATTCCACGGTCATGTGTGCCGGTTTGATATCCTCAATCGCTGCCTTCAGATCGTCCAGATTGGGCGGCAAGCCCCATGTGTCGATGAAGCGGATTCGGATCAAGTACTCTTCGGGCGACACGGATACATCAATCCCGCCGCTTTCGTAGGCCTGCGCCACGTTCTTGAGCATCGAACCGGAAACCTTACCACTTCCGCGCATTTTGGAAATGATTACGGATCTCCGCTGGTCGTCAGGCTTGGCTTGGTTCGTCGGAATCTGAAAATCCCGCTCATAACGTTCCAATGCCCAGGTCGCAGACTCCGGGTAGAATTGATCCAACACACTTTCCAAACCCACCGTAAGCTTGTCCAGCTCTACACCTTCGGTCTCCGTGAGAAGCTGCATCTCAAGCACATTTTCATACAATGGGGGCAAAAGAGTCATTAACACCTCTGTTTTACTCATGTCACCTTCACCGTCCCAAGAACAGCTACTGCGCCGGGAGCGATCTCCAGATTGGACATACCACCATTCACCAGCAGATCGCTATAATCGATCACGGGTGGGATATCCAGAATAACATTGGCAATACGTGTCCAACGCACCAACGGATCGGCAAAAGCCAGTTCTTTCAGATACGCCGTAACTCCCGTTTCAATAAGTGTCTTCACGCCCTCGTACGTTGAACCGGAAGCAAGCGTGACCTGCACCTCCACATCAATGGGTACTTCTTCCGCCCCCACCACCGTGACCACGGGTCCGATTGGAGCAGCACCTTCGCCCATTCCATCCTGAGTTGGATCGATATATTCCTGCACCGCATCAATGACCGCCTCAGCAGGTGTTTGCATTTCATTATTCAGCAATGCCACTTTGACTGTACCGGGACCATCCCACAGTGGAAAAGCTTTCGCTTTGCCAACACCGGAGTTTTCTCGTGCCCATAACTCATACTGATATTTGTTGGCACTCGTAACCGGACGGGAAACTTTGTCCTGATATCGGTCATATAAGGCCTGATCTGTTTCCTCGTCTTCGCCAGGAACCAGCAACTGTGTCAATTCAGCTGTCGTTAGGCCAGCAATATAATCGATGGGTAGCAGTGCCCCCGTATATTCATTACCTTCCGCTCCCGCGACTTCACATTCCAACACATATCGCCCTGCCGCGATGCGTTCCACAACAACATACACCCGATCCCCCGTGGAAAAACGACTCTCCAAAGGAACTTCAACAGGCTTCCCTTCGTTATCCCGGAAACTGCCAACCCAACGTGCCTTTGTGGCCGCTTTCCTACTAATGCCAGACCAAGCCACCGCGCGATCCAGATACTCTCCAGATGCTGTATCCGCAAATTTTAGATTGGCGTTCACATCCAGCTCGATATACATCTGAGCCATTTCCACAGCCGCTGGCGCAAGCGCATCATAGATAATGCTGCCTTCACGTTTATCCACACCATCTGGTACCCTATCCAGCATTCGGTTTAAAATAACTTCAAAAGTCTGCTCTTCATACATCCATGTTCACCTCCGTCTCTTCCCTGAAGCTGCCAAAATCTGTTTCCACAGTAAAAGAAACCTTTACACTGTCCGCCTCGTGGACAAAATCGAACTCCGTTACATCCGATATACGATCATCCGGAAGCAACGCTTCGCGAATCCAGCGTTCCAGTTCCGATTCAACCATGGATCTCCCGGCCATTCCTTCCCAGGACCATTCCATACCATAATCCGAAGAATAGATTAGATGCTCGTAGCGGCGTGTGGACAACGCTTTATACACCGCCTGTTTTACCGCATCTTTTCCATCCAGTTGCAATCTTCCAATTCGTTGTCCCGAAGCTTGAAACACATATGTCAGACTTGGAAGCACAGCGGCTTCTTCCTGATCTTCTGCGCTAATCTGCGCCCCCTGTGGAATCATGGATTCACCAGCCGATCCAGTACAACAAAGCTGTCTCCACCTTGAACACGTAACAACAAGACATGGTCACCCACGGTCCAAGCTTTGTTCACTACGGATTCCGGCAGTACAAGAAAAGGCTCAGCCAATGCAAACCGTTGTTCAACGGTAATCTCCAGAGGCTGTGTGTTTGTCACGCTTCCGTACATTACCTGAACGGGAGACTTGGCATCTACAGCGGCCACCGCCGCCTTTTTAATCACGTCCAGCATCATTTATCGTTACACCACCTTCAAATCCAGCGACATCGTGTGCACGCCGCCTTGTACCTTATGCGTACATTCGTCTACCAGAAAATATTGATTAATCTTGAGTTCATCGATCTGGATGTTGACAAAACTGCCTGCTCTCACCTTGAAATCACCAAGCGCATCCACTTTCAACGTCTGCGTCTCGCGGTTACGGAGGGTCATCAGGGTTTTCAGCATTTCATCAATCTGACCTTCGTTCAGGCCATCATCCGCTTTTTGGTACAAAAAAAGCAGCCCCCATTGACGGATGCTGCCTGAATCCTGATGAACATAAGTTTCTCTTTTTCCCGTATCCTTGTTATCCCGATACAGCTTGATCTTGTTATACGTCTGGTCGTCAATCGACCGCGTATAGCTGTAATCCGTGAGCAGACTATTATCCCCAATAACAAAGCCGTAAGGCATCTCTTCCACATCCCGAAGCACAAGCTTGCCGAAATCATCGTAGAAGATGTAGTTTTTACCGCCATAAATCAACGTTCGGTCGAGCGCCTCACAGATCATGTCAATCAGCTTTTTGTTATCAAATAACATGCGTGGAATCACATATTTCGGCTGAATCAGATCATCCGTTTTCAACAGGAAATCCTTTGCAATTCGTTTAATTACATCCGCAGCAGTGGCATTAACGAACTTGTACGTCTGATTCGCAGTTAGATAACGAGTCTGGTCGTAGGCTTTGATTTTGACACTTTCGTCCTTGCCGCTATCCACCGAGAAGATATATCCGTAAAATATGCCTACCTCGTTGCTGATATATTTCACGACATATCCATTCTCATATGTGAATTTCTTATTTTGGTAAAGACTGCCCTTGATCAACGTGAATTCCAGAGAGGATGGTTTGCCGATGCGGGAGGTTTTGTACGTAATGTCACCGGCAAGTTCGCTAATGTCCCAGATGTTGCCCTGCTTGTCATCCAGCAATAACCGTTCCTTCATGTTTGCCAGCTTATCATCCAGCCTGATCTGCTCTTGCATATTCCCTCTCCTTTCACGGAAGCTTGATCACAAGTCCAATCGGCAGCTTCTTCAGTTGTGCATCTTTGAGGCCATTCAGCTTTTGCAGCTCTTTCCAGCGAGATCCATCTCCCAGATGGGCTTTAGCTACAGACCACAAGGAGTCTCCTGCTTTGAGTGTGACCGTCTTGGGCTGAATTTTTTCATTGGGCCGGGAGGCTTTGGTTTTTGTTTTCGAAGCAGCCGTATCCTTGCTGTCCTTGAGTGGCACTACTTTTTTGGCGGCATAGAAAATGAACTGCTTCAGCTTGATATCATACTGGATATCCCCCACCGTACCCGCAGTCTCCTTCCAGTCGAAGCTCTCAATGGAAACCGCCATATTAATGGTGTACCTTGCACTGGAAAAGAACAGTCTGACGGGTCTGCCCGTCTGCATCCAACGGATGATCTTTTTCACATATTCATAGGGATCACGGTAAAACTGCTTCTGAATTGCCGGATGTCTTGCATCGTAGTTCAGATGATACGGGCTGTAGTCTGCCGGAAAAATCCCGCTGAAACTGACTTCACGCAACTTCGGCGACTTGATCACGTTAATTTCACCCAAAGCGCTAACGTTAAACGTACTACCGTCTCCCGAATCCGAAAACTCAATGCTCTCAGGTGTCACCGGGAAAAACATGTATTCAGAGCGGTTATTGAAGCTTAGTTGAATATAATATTCCACTTATCCATACACCCCCTGGGCACTGGAGACGATCTGACTGTTCAGTCCATCGGTGATTTTGCTGATGATGCTATCCACGTCATGTCCGCTGTTGATATCCCCTGTGGTGACCTGAACGGTTGGCGTCAGGCTGACAAATCGCTGAATCGCCTGCATTTCTGCAAGCTCACGCATCAGTTTCAGATCCTCGCTCGTTACATCCACTGTGCCATCCACGTCACCGATTTTGTCCACCTGCCCAATATTGTTGATTTTGTTGATGTTACTCATATTGTTGCTCGGGACGACGGTGGGAGCAGGTGCAGTTGGCATCGATGGTACGGAAGGGGTTTTGGGAGTTGAACCGCCGAAGTTTCCGGGTAATTTATCAGAGCCGTTGGGAAATAGGCCTTTGGTGGTATCCATCAAATCGTGCCCCTTGTCAAATCCCATATCAAATGCATCCTTATAGTCCGCAGAAGCGTCCATTCTCCACAGGCTAACAACGTCCTCCTGGCTCTCAGGAGCACTCGCTTCAAGGTCACTCATTAAACCCTGTATTTTACCGCTCATTGAATGAATGTTAGCATCATCCACTAGTTTAATACCGCCCCAATTGGTCCCGAAAATCTTATTAAGATAGGGTATTAATTTGTTTATACCTCCGATCATCCAGTTGATTTGATCTTTGAAACCACCTGCGAAATCCTCAATTCCCTTTGTAATGTTGAACAGAATTTGGAGTACAATGAGTCCCATATCAACAAACAACTTTTGGAATGCATAGGCTGGATCTCTGAATACATTGATGACAAATTCAGCCCAAGATATGAAATAATTCAGAATGGATGCAAAAATTGATTTCATATACTCGTAAACCATATAAAAATAACCTATAATCGCTCCCACCATATCCCCAGCTGTAACGCCACATAATTGCAAAATAAAGATGAGTCCTGCAATAGCACCAATGACAAGCAAGATAGGCCAGTTAGCTACCAACCATGCCGCTGCCAGTGAATAAACCTGGGCAATTACAACTCCGAGCGTAATAATGATATTGGCTAGTAGCACTAAAGCAATGGCAGTTAATATAGGTCCGATGATAGCCCAATTTTCTTGCACGACTGTAGCAAAATTGATGAACCCCTCCACGATAAATGCCACCACTTGAGCAATAATTGCGAAGGCCCCACCAATCCATTCGATGAAAGCACTGAACTGACCTGAGCTTATTGCTTCGTTTAATCGGTCAAGCACAGGAGATAAAACTTCCAAAGCTCTTGTGCCGATTTCAGATAGTATTCCATTGAACTGATTCACGAGAGCCGTCCATTTTTGCAATGGAGAATCCAGCATCGTATCAAAGGCTTCTTGTGTGTAACCTTGCATTTCAAGAACCGTCTGCAAACCTTGTATAAAACCGTCAAGGTCTTTAGTCTGTATAAATTCACCCAATCCAGCCCCGGTCAATGCACTTTCCGGTATGTTGAATTGACTCGCCAAATCAGTATTCTTTCCATTCATGGCACTAACAATAGCCTTGGATGCATCTGACAGACTTTTATTATCCGGTGATAACATACTCAATCTTTGAGTCATTTCATTTAACTGATCTACCTGCCCTGTATTTTGTGCCAACGGCAAGAAGCCTAGAGAAGATTTAAGCGAATCGTTAACATCTTGACCACTCCTGGAGGCTTGATCTCGAAACTTATTATATAATCCTTCCCCGAGAACGGGGTCTTCAGCTGCAACCATATAACGGTACTTGAAGTCTTCTTCCTCAGCAGCCGCCTTTACCACGACACTTCCAGCTGACTTTATCATTTGAAACCACTTGGAGAGCTCGTTCAAGTTATCGCTTAATGACTTGCCAGTATCCTTTGCTTTATCCTCCAACTTTTCCATTAAATTAATCGTTACATTTAGTTGTTGATTTATTTGATTAAAATGGTTGGTTGTGTTCGTCTGGTTAAATTGGTTCAGATTAATCCGGTTAATCTGGTTGAAATTATTAAGGATCTCAGTAGTTCTTACTTGAACCAGATTCAGGTTATTGATCAGGGTATTCATGGACGGAGGATTGATTACATTGATACTTGTATCGGACATCTATTTCTCCCTCCTTTCCTTTTTATTTTTTCCGGGCGCGGCTCTTGGACCGCTCTTTCTTCTCTTCCTCCACCCGGATGGAGATCATCGCATAGATGGCAGCTCGTTCTCGCATGGAGAAGGCCATTAGCTCGTGCGGCAAAATGTTTAATTCATGGAGAGCGTAATAAGCCAGATTGGCTTCGGAATCGCCCTCTTTAATTAGTTTTTTACGTCATCCACCAGTTCGTTCATATCCTGATTGAAGCCGTTCAGCTTCTGAACCTGTTCACCGAGCGAAGCAAATTCCCCAGGCAACAGCATTTTCCGCAAAAGCGATTCCGCCCCCATCACGCCATATGAACGCTGGAGTTCTGCGTTTTTCAAATCGGGAAATACTACACTTGCGCTCATCAGGCGAGCCATGTAATCATTCGCATCAATGTCGGGTGTGTAGACACCGTTCTTGCCCTTAATTTTGCGGGTAGCTGCCTTGCGGCATTCCTGGTTTTCGTCCTCAGTCATGCTGCGCAGTTTCCAGGCAACCGGCTCGCCTTTCTCATCTTTAAATCGGGGGGATACGATAAACTCCTCCGTTGTATCCGTTGCTGCATTTTGGGCAAAAAACATACTCAATCCACTCATGTATTGTTCCTCCTCTAAAGTTAGGCTCCCCGCCGCAAGAAGCGGCGAAGAGCAGAATTTTGACACGCCAAATAGCCCGTAACACAGGCAAATTGAACAGGTTTCTTTTACAAACCCACTGTTAATTTATACTCTTTATGAATCTTAAGGAATTAGGATTTCACGATAAATTACTTCGGCAGATTGAACGATACAGGCATATCGACATCTTCAAAGGTAAAGCTCACTTCTTCCTCCAACGCCTCCGCCTCGGTATCCAGGGATGCCATGATTACACTGTCGAGGTTGACACCTTTAAGGGTCACGGTCTGTTTGCCTATCGTAGAGGAAGGATCTTCGTTGGTCACTTCAATGTCGAAGTACGTGTCCACACCATTCTGCATGTACTGGAGCATCAGCTCACGGAAACGGGAAGTGGTATAGAAAATTGTCATGGAACCTGAACCGGACCAACCGGTTGCTTTGTGCTGTACGCCGCGGCGGCCCAAGGTTTTGACCTCTGCTTTTTGTTTCTCCACCGTTGCTTCCAGCGTCTTCACATAGAACATTTCTTCCGTCTGTCCGTTAATGGTTGCGTATGCGCGGCCTTCCTGACCGGAGATCGTGTCACTTGCTTTCAAAAATGCCATCTTAAACCACCTTCACTTTCATATATACTTTTTCAACAGAATCCACAGGTTGGACCTGAATCTCAATCAGAATACTGTCGGTTTCATTGCCCGGAGCAACAGTAATATCTGTTTTGGAATCAAAATTTTGAATCGCCCCAATATCCTGAAGCTGCTTCAGGTAAGTGACACATTGGGAACGGAACAGGCTGCGCCCATCTTCGTTATTGTTCACTTTGCCGATATAATAGGACTCGAAAATCCGTTTCATATCGTTAGCGATGCCATCGAGAACACGGACAACACGATTTTTGGCAAAATGACGTGCCTTATCCGGTGTCACCGAACGGAACGTATTTACATCCTGCTCCACCACCGCGCGGTTGCTGCTCGCCGTGAATACAAACTCGCCATTACGCAATGCCGCTTCTGTCTCAGTATGTGTCAATCGTCCGTTCACATCCACGGCATCGTCATACGCACGGAACGTCAGAGATTCATTCAGGTTAGCTCCCGCTGTTGCGCCGGCAGTCCATGCTACGGTTTGTTTCGGCGTAAGTACGGTACCGTCTGCGAGCACAACACCATTTTTGACACTGATAATGCCTTCATGGTCTGCAGCCGCGTAATCAGACAGAACGAGTTGCACTTTCTTGCCCTCGGTATCACGCAAACGCTTGATGTAAGCTGTGTAGACTGATTTGAGTGTGGCATCGTCTGAAATCAGACCAACCGTGTTAAAATCCAGCACCTCTAGCTTGGTGAGGAAATCAGCATGCTCCTGGTTGGTTGCTGTACCATCCAAACCACCTGTTAGTGGAAGTGACGCTGTAGCTGTAAGTGCACCTTCACCAGTAAATGTGACGTATGCATTGGATTCCAGAGCTTCGATGGTGGACGAAGTTTGTTTTTCCACTTCTTTACCCGCAAGCAAAGTGGAGACATCCAATTGTTGTGGGTCATTGATATTTGCGGAGATTACAACAGCCAGATCATTACCACGCACACCGCCGTGTTGGGCTGTCACTGTCAGTTTGTCCAAGGTTGCCTTGGCTTTGGTACCTGTATTGAGTCGGTAAAGAAGCAAGGTCTGCGCCCGTTTCAATGCCTCACGGATCAGCAGCATTTGCGGTGCTGTCCAGTCATAGCCCAATTTGGCTTGTACATCTTCACCTGCTTGCACGGTCAGGATTGTGCCAGCTTGTCCCCATGACAATGGAAGTGCCAAAGCCACCGTTCCCCGCTCTCCTACCGTACCGGGTAATGAGCCCTCTGATGCAAAATTCATATATACGCCGGGGCGTACCTTGTTTTGTGCCGTCCATGTTCCTCCAGCCATTATTGTGCCTCCCCATTCATAAATTGTTGGATGTGTTGCTGTGCTTCTTGCAAGGTGTATGTTTCTTGTTCCAGCAGAACTGCTGACAAAATATCTTTCTCGATCCGGCTAAGTTGCCGGGATTCAGCGAACTGTGCTTTGCTGTATTTCTGGTTGTTTTTCTGTTGAGCTTCCGGTTTTTTAGAGTCCGGTTCTTTTTTCGTAAACATTGCCAATGCGCCTCCTATTCCTTTCATGCTGATCCCCTCATTTGGTTAATTAAGTCCAATAAAGAATAGCTATACTGACTACTCCAAGGACAGGATAAACATCGTTACGTTGAATTCATATGGTTATTCTCTTGTAGCTTTAAGTGCGGTAGGTCGCTGCTCCAGTTGTTGCATGGTAGGGGCGGACTCCGACATTTTGGTGGTTCGCATGGTATAGTACACCAGCATTCGCGGAGTATCGTTCTCCGTCTCCCAACGCAGCTCTGTTGCGCGATAGGGTGTGCCCTCCACGTCGATGGTTTCCAATGCTTCGAACAACTCGTCCGGTAGATTTACCGGGATGTTGTCTGTTTCGAGCCAGCGAATTTCAAAGGCGTGAGATTGCACGAAGCGATCGCTGCGTTCGCGGGTAAGTTGGGCGGATTGCAGGCGATAGGAGATGCCCGGGGTGGAACTAGTGCCCGTTTGCGGGAGGATCGGGATGTTCGGAAAGTGCTGCGTGAGTGTGTTTGCGATGGCAGTGGTTATTTGGTTTGTGGTCATGGTTCACCTCCTTTGGGGTTGAATCTTTTTACAAAAGGTATCGTTTCTATATGACACCGGACTGGCATCCGATTTTTCGTGTCCTATATATGAAGCCGCTGAGCTACCTACTGCCAAAATACATTTACCTACTCGTCTCCAAATCAACTCCCCCTGAATTCAATATGAAAGCCCCTGACGGCTCTAGAGCATAAAAATAGCGCACCACTTAGGTACGCTCATTAAATTCCTTCAGTTTGTTCTAAAATGTAATCCTCGACTGCTTGCCGATAATCAGCATTGGTGATGTCAACCAACAAGTACACCTGACCCGTTTTTGGATAAAGTCCTTTGTCCAAGATTTTTTCCGTTGCATTCCTTACAACCACTTGGTTAACCATTACAAAATCGCTCCTGTATTTTCATTAGCCATGAGCAAAATTTGGTCTTCCAATTCTTTTATGTTCTCTTCCACTGTCAGTTCGGTATGAATCCTTTCCAGCACTGGCAGTTTTGTTTAAGGATCAATTTTCACAATTCGATAAATGTTAAGGCGTCTCATCATATTCCAGATCAATGTGTTCCAATCTCGTTTCGTGTCGAGCCGTCACCTTGCCAAATTGAAGCTACAATTTCACCGTATTGATCATATATATAATTCTCATTCCTGTTTGCATTGTATTTTCACTTCCTTTCCTGAATATATTTATTCGGGTTTTAACAGACAACAGTATAAGCTTTCCCGGCTCACAACGTCACACCCTTTCCCCCTGCTATCTCTCTATCTCATCCCCATGCTTCCCACACCAAAGGATACGGCGGATTACCAGCACCAAAATGTAACCTGAATCCCGATTCGTTCACATAAAAGAACACACCAGTTGTTGGTGATGTATACACTTCTGTTTCGTATCCTCCGCCGCCATGTCTTGATATGCAATAACTAAAATTTCTTGCGTTTTTGTAATCCTTCAAGTATTGCGTGATTGCTGAGTAATTAGAATCGGCAGGGTTTTTAATCATAATATTAATTATTCTAGGGACGAATCCAAAATTATAATTTACTGTTACGTAGCTCAATGCCTGAGTCGGATCGCCGCCTGGTTTAAAGTAGGTTCCCGCCGCTGTGCCTGTTCTTCCGGTTATTTCACCTGTTGCATATTTTTCTGGGATACCACCCAACCCGTAATTGCTAAGCGAGTAATTATCAAGTGTCGGCATCAGGTCACCTCTTTTCCCGAAAGATAAAACGATAGGCCCAGGGATGAAGCGGCTTCCACTTTGGCATTAGGTTCTAAAACTGCATCCATAGTTGGTATAAGGATTGTGTCGCCTGGTTTTATTGGGTATTGCGAAATCAAAGACCGTCCAGCTATCCACAAGTCTAATTTGTTAGCCGATGCGTTCCCGTTGCAGACGATCAACCCTTTAAGCAACCTTTTACTGTTGGATACAGCATTGACTATAGTGGAAACGGTTGACCCTGAAGGTATAGTACCACGACCCAACATTTTCGAATAATAATAATCACTATTTGGGTCGTTTGTTGTGTACTCAACCCCACAAATGTAGAAGTTAACCAGCGCTATAGTTGCGGCGATAGAAATTGTCTCTCCTGCTGACATCACTTGGTCAACTACTGGAACGACTATTGTATCACCAGCTTTGATTTTAAAACCGTTCAGTATACTCGTACCATTCAACCGTACAAACACACTAATTTCTGCCGTTGATACGTTGCACAGAATAAATGATTTCAGGATTGTACTTGTAGATGTCGGAACGGTGTATATGTTTGTAAAACTAGAACTAGGCACGACATCACTTGCCAGTAATTTAATTACCTCAGGCATTTACAACGCCCCCCATGTTTTCGGCTTCGGTTTTGATGCAATCTCATACAGTGCCAGATCATCAGCTTCAGCGCTGTAATGAACATCGGCTGAACCTTCTGAAAGTTTGATTCTGCTTATTGCTTTAGTTGTGTTTGTTACAGGTCCATCAACAACTAAACGTAACTTGACGGTGAATACCCCTGCTGGGACTGTTAATATTTCAGACTTTCGATGCCAAGCTGAGTTGAGGTTTGCCGGGAGTGAGAATATCAAACCGTCCGTTGATGCATTAAGAACGTCTAATCTCATATTCCCGGTTGTCATGCTTTGAGAATAGTAAGCAGCTTGCAACCTATACGTACCAGGACTAACCACGATGTTTTGAGATTCTAAAATTGCAGATTGACCACTTGCTACAGCTGTACTTGCCCTAAAGTAATTCAAAACCTTGCTCCCGACCAGGTAGTCCCAAGGCAAGTAAGAACCGACATTCGCCCACAAATTCAACCCTAAATTTGCGGCTGAATTTTTAACGAGGTTGGCAGAAGAAGTTTTAATGATAGGTGACACTGCTGTATTTACAATTTCCAGAGCGTTTTCACCTGCTTCGGGCAGCATCTCTTCAAGTTCGTCTCTTGTAGGTACTTTCTTCCACGGCCCCCATCCGAAATAGTAGTTTCTTTGAAAAACCTCTAAGTTGCCAGGCTGGAAGGTGGTCAGAGTTTGCAACACTCCCGCATGAGGCTCTATAGTCAAGTGAAACGCATCTCCAGTTGGGGAATTAAGCAAGGTTTCTACAGTGGCATTGGCTGGGCAATAATATTCCCCTTCTGTAATATAGCTATTAAGATCAGATTCCGCAGGTATAAGGATGGATTCACGTGTTGCAACGCCTGCGTCAATCTTTTCAAAAATCCTGTTAATACTCTCTCGGGTCACATTCTCGTTCCCCAAGGGAAGAGGCAATTTCAGTCGATCTGTTTCTTTTGGCATTACGCCCACACCTCCAGTTCATTCCACGTCAAGGACGCGGCATCGAGTTCGTCCCATGTCATCTGTTTGTCGTCCAGATCATCCCAGACCAGATAACGATATTTATATTCCACGGCCATATGGGCCGGTTTCAATTCTTCAATCGCCTTTTTCAGATCATCGATATTGAGCGGGCTGCCCATCGTATCCACAAAGCTCACCGTAAAACTCCACGTTTCCGGCTGAAATGTCACATCTACCTTGCCCCCATCATACGCCTCAGCCACATTCGCAACCAGTCTCCCCGAAAACTTCCCGGCACCACGCAGCTTCGACTCGACCACCGCACGCCTTTGTTCCACAGGTTTGAGACGATCAGTCTCAATGCCAAGCTCCTGCTCCCAGAAGTCCAGCCCCCACGTCGCTGTACGGACAAAAAACTGCTCCAGCGTCTCATCCAGCGCCTGGTACAGCAGATCCATTTCGCTGCCTTTGGTCTGCATATCGGCCTGCATTACACGAGAAGTCTCATAATACCTGGGCAAATACGAGAACAACTCCCGCCCTTTCTCACTCGTCAGTCCAACATCTACAGTAGAAGGAGCACTCATGACCAGCATCCTCCTTTCCTTTCACATTCGCGTGAACTCGCTCACTCCACGGGTCTTCCTCTCCTAAGTGACTTACTTCTCGCCATAAGCGAACCTCAGACTCGTCACGTTGCTCACCTTGAGAATCTTCCAGAACCGGCACAACCGGCTCAACAGCAGCAGGAGAATTAGTCCAAGCAGCGTATCCCGACCGAGTAGAACATTTCCATGACACATCCCGTTGAACGGCTTCCTTGCTTCCTAAACGGCCTTCTCCACTACATTCCCGGAAAGCTTCCTCATGTTCCTTCCGCACGTTACACCTCATCATCTGTACAACACTACTCATGTACATCCACCGTCCCCAGCACGGCCACCTGGCTCGCGGTCATCTCGATATTCTGGTCACTTACACCGTTCACGGTCAGCTCCGAATAGTCGATAATCGGCGGAATGTCCAGCAGAATCGCGGCAATGCGGGTGTAACGAACCAGTGGATCGGCAAAAGCCAACTGCTTCAGATACGCGGTCACCCCGCGTTCGATCAATGCTCGTACCTCGGCCAACGTTGCATCACTGGCAAGAGTCAGCTTCACCTGAATATTCATCGGCACTTCCACCGCTGGCATCACGGACACGACCGGGCCTGCCGGGGCAACACCTTCACCCTGTCCATCCTGCGTTGGGTCAACGTATTTCTGCACAGCTGCCACCAGATCGCTGCCCGCCGCACGTTTGTCCGTATCCAGCAGATACAATCCCACTGTACCTGGCCCCTGCCATAACGGAATCACACGCGTTGCACCAACACCTGGCACTTCACTGGCCCATTGCACATATTGTGCTTTGTTGCCGCTTGTCCCTTGGTTGCGGACTTTGGCATAAAAACGTTCCAGCAGAGCCGTGTCTGCCTCAATATCTGCACCGCCTTTGATCACCTCAACGTTCGTGACAGAGGTCACGCCACTTACAGGTGTAGACAGCACAGTTACCGTGCCAGCAGGCACATTGCTTTGTTTTCCGGCAACAAGCGCTCGCACACCTACCACCCCGGAGCCCTCTGCATCCAGTTCCAAACGCCCCACCGTTTCATATTCGAGCGAAGCTTCAGCAGATACTTCATCCGCGAGTGTAGCCACGACCGTTCCCGCAGGTACCACTTTCCCCGGCGTACCCGTAAACCTCACCGCACCTTGTGCCGCCACCGCAGCCCGCCGAGTAATGCCGTGCTCTCCCGCCCTCAGATCCAGCTCTTCCGAACGAAAATTCGGATCACTGCTCGCAGCCGTACTCGCAAAGCCCCGCCGCAATAATTCCTGCGCCCACAAAGCCGCCTCAGATAGCATAAACGCAACCGGAGCCTCCGCATCCCACAGAAACGAACCCTCCGACTTATCCAGATCCGCGGGCAGACGATCCAGCATGCGCTGCATAATCTGTTCCTCCGTCTGGTCCTCCAAATAACGCGGAATCTCAGCCATCCCGTCAGATCACCTCACTTTCCAGAATAAACATCTCTTCCTGCACACTCGCCACCCGACACGAGAACATGCACTGCTCCCGATTCCAATCGAACGTGAACTGGTCTACCGAATCCGTGCGTGGATCAGCCAGCAACGTCTCCGTCACCATCCGGGTAATCTCACTTTCCATCACACCCCGGCTATCACCCTGCCCCACCAGATCTTCCAGCTCCGACCCGTAGTTTCGGGAGTAAATCACATGTCTGTATCGCGGCGTCTTCACGGCCTTAATACACCACTGCACCCAGGCTTCATGTGCATTCGCCGCAGCTACTTTGCCACTGGGGGTCAATACAAAATCCCCTTCATCGTAATCGAATCTCCAGCTCCGCCCAAAGCGCACCTCTTCCGAAGCCGCCCCCGACAGATCCTCCTCATCTCCCCAGACCACACCCGTTTCCGGGAACAAACTAGGCATGCGCACTCACCACCTTACACAGCACCACAATGTCGTTACCGCCATTCACGCGCATCGCCAGTACGCGATCTCCCGCTTTCAGACCTTTGCCAAGAGACAACACCGTTTCTTCCAGTTCCTCTTCTTGCAAAAGAAACCGTCCCGTGCCCGTCGTTCCGCCGTTTGCCACGTCAGGTATACCGGAAATCGCGCCAGCAGCCTCGCGCTCCGGTAGTCCAAGCGTGCCCGGCAACTCGGCCACGAGATAATCCTGCACTTCGTGCTTGAAATCATCCAGCTTCACGCCGGACGAGGTCATCGTGCCCAGTACCGCGCCTAGACCACTCACGGCTTGACGGGAATGCGTGCTCATCGCGCCCCGCATGACGTCGGCAAAATGCCCATACGGATCATCTTTATTCAAGGTAATGCCTCCTTTTCACCAGCTCAGCCGTCCCCAGCTCTAACGTCATCGTTCCAGGTCCGGCAGACAAATCACGGCTGACCGACATGACGATCAGCTTCAGTCCTTTTAACAACACTGCATCCCCGGCGCGAATTGTATTCACATCCGGTGCGGATATTGTAAAGGTCTCCTGAATACCCGTCAGATGACTTTTCGCCAGTTTCTTCGCCGCGGTTGTCGATTTCACCTGATCGTCCTCTACCAGCTTTTGCAATGTGCCCAGTTCTTCCACACGATCCTGCTCAATCGCAAGCACTTTGGAAGGAACTTCTTTGCCACTCGGTGACTCCGACGCCGCCATGACTTTAACTTTGGTAACCGCCCCTTCGAGCGTACGCATCTGGGTTATATCTATCAGTCGATCCAGCTCGTATACCTTTGCATTACTTCCGACCTGGAAAAGCTGCAGCCCGCCGGGTGTCATCCGTGGATGATACATCTCCCCGCCGGACTTCGCCGTTTCCTTCAGATCAGCAAACATCATCGAAAAGATCGTCTGTGACCGATACACGGCTTTGCCCAGTTTTGTCTTGGTATCCGGCAGCGTGGCGTATGGAATCTTCCACTCTTTGGCGTAGGTTTTAAGTCGCTGCGTAGCCGTCTGATCCTTCGGCAACAGGAACTCGTCCTCTGATTTTTCCAGATAAATCATCCGGTCGTACACCGTGAGAGACAGCCGCTTAGTGCCGCTGTTCGAGCTTTCCACCTCCCAGATCACCGCAGGATGCAGCAAGTGAACCATGGATTTTTCGCCAAAAGGAACCCCGCTAATCCGCACCGCCATACCCGGTGAGATCGAAGGCAGACCGGAAGATGCAGACACCGCCAGCCGGATGTTGGCCTGATACGCAATCTGGTCGAGCGAGTCCTTCAGCGTAATCGTCTCCACGAGCTTGGTGATGTCATATTTGTCGTCGACAATGACCTTGTAGGTCATGGCATCACCAGCTTTTGTCCGGGCTTGATCCGGTTCGGATCACTCCCGATGATCTTTGCGTTAAGCTTGTAGATCTCGTTCCATTTGGAACTGCTGCCCAGCTCCAGCTTTGCTATTTTGGACAGGGAGTCACCAGATTTGACAGTGTAGGTCTTGCTGGTTTTTTTCAAATCGGTACGAGAACCTGACTTGCTCCCCGATGCCGCAGAGCCCACCTTTTCCACCTTGGAATCCCGCCATGTGCGTAGGGTCAGGTCGAAATAAATATCCCCTGTCTCCCCCCCACGAAAGCTCGAATTAAGCGAAACAATAAAAACAGGCACGTTCACGCCCGTCTCTGAAATGATGAAACGCAGCGGCTTTTTGGAGATCAGAAAGGTGTTCAGCACATTCATCGCCACACGTGGATCTAGAAAAGATTTTTCATCCATGCAATAGGACGGATCAAATCTTTTGGGAAAAAAAGAAGAGAAGGTGATCTCCTTCACCTTCTCCCCTTGTGCAAAATCAAACTCGCCATGCTCCAACATATTGACCGTTTCATATCCCTTAGACCTGGAAATATTAACTTCTTCAGGGTTCACTGGGAATTGAAATGGAGTGTTGCCGTCCTTCAACGTAAATGACATTTTGTTAGGACCAACTTTATCTTCAAGTACTGACATATCTGCGGCCTCCTTTCTGCTTAGGCCATAATTGTTTTGCGATTTTGCATCGCACGGCGGAACTCGTTAGAGATCCGTTGCCCCACCTGGTGAGAAACTGCGTCATAATCAATCGCATTTTCGCGCACGGTCACCTGCACCGCACCTGGTGGAATATTGATCGCAATCTGATTGGTAGTTTCGGTTTTGAAATCCTTCAAGTAACTGGACAGACTGCTCATCTGGTCTTCAGATATCTGTACCGTCATCGTGGACGATTTCCCATTCGTCTGAGCACCGTTACCAAGCGCCATTGCTTGGTTCTGCATCATGCTTGTTCCCATGAACCCAGCAGATATAGGCTGGCCGACCTTGCTGTTCATATATGCCGTTGGGCCTGTCATGGTCAGTGCCGGTGGCATATAGGCAGGTGCTATCTGCGGGCCTGTTGCAGCTGGAGACGGTGCAGCCACCGTTGCTGTCGAGACCATCTTTTCTTCCTTTTTAGAACCAAAACCGAAAAATCCCGATATGCCATCCGTGATTTTTTTTGTTTTCTCAGAAACATAATCAGCTGCACCCGACAATGCATCCCCTACACCCTCGGTAGCACTAGACATAAAGTTTCCAATATCCTTCGCTTTATCTCCTATCCAACCGCCTGCTGCACTTCCAGCCCAACCACCTACCGCACCACCAACCCATGTCCCGATGCCAGGCAAAAGAACGCTACCGATGGCGCTACCAATCGCAGTACCTGCTGTGCCGCCAATCATGGAACCCACCGCTCGGCCGCGCTCTTCCGGGGGTGCTGTCGCTACGTTCGCCACATCAGCAAGCACGCTGATGGGTCCAAGCAACCTTTTTGCTCCTTTGGCAAAGCCACTACTTAAATTATCCATCAATCCATTACCAGCCAGCATGTCGGTTAAAGATCCCAATCCACCATCCGCAAATCCTAATCTACCGCTTCCTCGTATTCTTCTACCGCCTCCCCTATTACGGTTGCGATCGGCCGGAGGAGTTGGAGTATCAGGTACAGGATTGGGTACTGGTGATGGGCCCCGGTTCGAACGATTACTAGACCTTCTACCACTTCGGTAATTCCGTCTTCCACGATCTGATCCACCACCATCCGCATTCGGTGAACGAACTCTACGGTTTTTGCCCATCTTTCCACCTGTGCAACAGCAGCATTTGGATGCTGGACTTCTGGTTGGATCAGATGCAGGACTTTCTTCTTTTTTCTTTTTGAACAAATTAATAAATTTACCAACTTTATCAATGATGTTATCAATTGCATCGTTAATATTGTTAATGATTTCAGCTACACCAGAAACTTTTTCCCAAAAGCCTTTTGTTTCTTCTTCCTTCGTAGCATTAGTGATATTTTTATTATTTTGAATCACGACAGCCATAGTAGGACCCGAAGCTCCTCCTTTGCCCATCGCCACTTCGATCTTCTGCCGAACTTCAAGGGATACTGTTCCGGAAGCCGTAACCATCTGGTCCCTGAAACTATTCAGTTTCGCCCATGCGCGATCCAGTGCAGGACTGAGCTTATCAATCAACCCAATCGTCGGTGTAATTCGCAGCCTGCTGATTCGCACAGCCATACTATAAATATGCTCCAACCTGCGTCCGGTCGTTCTCAGTTCATTGTTCACCTTAATCAGACTCTGATAACGAACTCTGCCCAGACGTTCCGTTGAGCGTTGGATCTGATCCAGGTATCGAAGGGTTGTCCGCATTTCCGCATTAGATTTGGATAAACCTACAATCATTTCTGCCATTTCTTCACCTCCTGCCCTTTTTCGTTATCGATTCATTTGCGAAGTTATCGCTGACATTTCCTCTTCCGAGAACGCAATTAACAGCGAGCGCTCCCCGCGTGGTAAAGACCAGAACTCTCCGGGCCGGAGATGATGACGGACCCACATGTGATACAGGAACGTGGTCATCCCGCCGGAGTGAATCAGTTTTTTAGGTCTTCAATCTCCACACCAAAGCCGGACAGCTCCAGCACTTTATCACCTACGGCATCCAATTCACCCGCGAGCAGCATGCGGCGAACCGCCTGTTCTCCACCGGACAACTTCATGCGTCCGGTAATACGGGTGTCCCCCCAGCCGGACAATTCCAGGCTGCGGACTTTCAATTTCACGGTTGCTTCAGAAATGAGCAGCGCGTTAAACGTTTCGGTATCCACCTTTTCCTCGGTGCGACCTTTTGTCGTTTTTCGAATGGTACAGCGTTCGCGAATGTGATCCACTTTGGAAGACGTCAGTCCACGCAAGGTCAACAGCAGATCCAGACGCTGAATCCGCACATTCTCCTCTGGCAAACGTTCTGCAGCTTCAAACAACTGATCCAAAATCTGATCTTCGGACATATTTTCATTCATACTCATTGGACGTTATCTCCTTCTTATTTCACAAATGGGTTCATCTATGCCATCTTCCAAGCCTGTAGAGACAACAAAGAGACCGAGATCATCTCGGCCTGCATTGGTGTCCATATTATTATGAGGTAACTATGCAATCACATTGAGCAACCAGCTCAATCACGTGCCTATTTCAAAGCTTAGTTCGCCACAATCGGATTCAGCAATTCAAATCCTTCAAATGTAAAGCCCGTTTCCTCCGGTACTTCCTCACCCGCTGTCCAGTTGGCAAGCTGAATTTTGTCCACCATGCAACCTCTCAGCAATACACTCTCATGTCCATACGATTCAGGGTCGTTCAGCTTGGAAATAATCTCGAATTTGGTGAAGCCACGCTGGATCATATCCGAAGTGACTTTGTAGCCGGTCATCGTGCCTGTTCCTTTTTTTGCGCCGTTTTTGTGCACTTTCCAGTCGTTACCGACCAGATTCAGCTCACGCTTTTCAATCTCCACACTCGCTTCCAACTTGTTAATGTTTGTCTGCCACACACCATCGATATGCAACTGACCATGGGTACCTAGAATTACTCTTGACGCATCCAACATATATTTTCCTCCTTGGGTTCGTTGAACTAATAAATATTACACGGTATAACTCCGCAGTCAGAACAATCTTCCGATCGCTGTTATCCCCAGATTTTTTTGATTCCTTTTCATAATAAAGGGAAAATCCGGTGGATAAAGGCGAGCGCTTCGCTTCTTCAGATTTTTTCTGCCCTCTCCGTTATCGTGTAAACCATCAGTTCAACGTGTAGTAATTATTCTAGAAAACGGTTCTTTCCTTTCACACAACCTTATTGCACGTAAAATGTACCAAACAACTGCTCCATCACATCCGTCAGCTTCACATTCCATTGCAGGAATACCTGATCCGCTTCCGGCTTAAGAACTGGTGCTGCACCATAATACGCCGGGTCGAGAATGACATCATAACCGTCGGCTTCAATCACATTGCTCTGTGCAAGCAACGCCAAATAGGCCTTCATGGCACTAATCAGTGCCTGACGACCCTCTTCGGTATTGTTCACTTTACCGATGTACGTATCTTCCGCGGAGCGCTGCAAATCCGTGTTGATCGCATCCAACACACGAATGGAACGGATTTTTTTCCACGCATTATTCTGTCCAGCGGCTGGCGTTACCAGTGTGTTTACACCGCGAAGTGCTTTCACCTGACGTCCATCATGGAAGAAAATAAATACGCCATTGTGTACCGCCTGCTCCTGTTCTGCACGCGTCCAGCGACGTGTCACATCATCGAACGGAGTAGCTGCATAGGTTGTGGATTGGTTCAGACGTTGTCCGGCGATCAGACCTGCAACATAGGCGGATGTTTCCGCCGAGCTGTAGAATGCATCCCCAAGGCGCACGCCTGTACCGACATTAATCACACCTTCATGGTTCAGCGCAAGCGAACGTGCTGCTGCTTTTTGTGCTGCTGTAGCAGAGGTATCGTCCGCTGCGGAACCGCCAAATACGGCCACCACCGGTTTACCTTCACTACGTACACGTTTCACCCATGCCGCAAAACTCGCAAGCAGAGGTGCATCAGCCGCCTGATCCAAAGCCAAGACGTCGAATTGCTCCCCTTCCAGCGCACCCTGTACAGCAATGTACTCTGCATTGGTCAGGTCATCGTTGCCACTTACGCCACCTTTGAATGCCGCACCCGCAACGGCAGCAACCACGCCAGTACCATCGCCAATCGCCTGAGCCGTTACCCAGACATTTTGTTCATCCGCGTTAATCTCTTTTGCCAGAGAAGCTGCTGTAATATCCGCTGTCAGGAGCGCATACAACATCCGGTTCCCTTCGAAGAGACGCACTTCATGCTTCGTATTATCAATCACACCTGGCTGGATGGTGACGTAGAATCCATTTGCACGATCTCCCGGATACTTCGCATCCAGTTGCAGCACATTGGCATCACTGCTGTCCTTCAAAGTAAGCGTGGCTACTTTGGCCGCAGCACTTGCTACCCGATAAGCGAGCAACTTCTTCGGCCCACCCAACAGGGCGAGCTTCAAGGAAGTATAAGCCGTACCGTTATCCAGCACATTCGCCGCATAGATACGTTCAATCGCCGCTTCGCTCCCTACTTCAACAAAAGTCCCCACAGGACCCCAGTTGGCCTTGATTGGTACCACGACCGTTCCCCGCGTACCCGCTTGAATGGCCGAAGATGCTGCCGCCTGAAAATTCATATATAAGCCCGGAAGGACCGGACGATTTGTTTGCTCCCAAATTCCACCTGCCATTATCCCTTCACCTTCGCTTTCATAAATTGGTTAATTCGTTCTTGCGTTTCTTCTATGGAAAACGTCTCTTGCGCCGCTTCGTACAGCGCACCGTACAGCACCTCTGCCTTAACGGCAAAGAGGGCTTCTGCATGATTCATCAGCTCTGCCCGTGTATACCGCTGGGCTGTCTGTTTGCTTTTTTTCACTGAGCTTGCCATTGCCATCTCACCTCATTTGTTGGACTAATGAATTCGTTAAACGATGATCTTTAAACTTGACCTATGAATTTTTGATCCTATGAACCTATGAATTTGAAGCTATAATGTTGAAGCTACATCTATCATTTCAAAGCTATAATCTGGAACCACCCTTATATAGAAGGTTCCTCTCGACTAAACGTTTACTCCATACCTTTGCTATGGTGAATCTCACGAATCAAAGGTACATTCGTACCAGGACGACGAATCCGCTGTTGCAACGTCAGGCGAATCTGTCCGTTCAGATACGCATCGGTCTGCAGATCTGCCGTGACCTCATCCACCGTCACATACCGTGTGTTACCTTCGTGCTCTTCGCCACCCGTTTCAGTGACGGCAAGACGAGATTGCACTGCAAGTTGCCGGGCCAACCAAGTAACGGTCTGCCGTGTTAGCACCGAATGATCGGTGAGCACATGCCCAATCCACTGTTGTCGAACCTCCAATGCCGAAGTGCCCGCCACAGACGTGCTGCATCCGGCCAATCGCCATAACACAGACGGCATCTCATATCCTCCAGGCCAGACATCACCATATACCGACCAGTTCGAGCCAAGCTCTTGCTGTGTCCAGTCTTGAAGCGCAGCTAGCCACGCATCCCCTATTTCAGTGACAGCAGTTCCTGAGTCTTCAGGAACATACACCCCAAACCGCAGACTGCGCGTAAGCATTCCAGACCCTGCATCCACCCGGTCACTATCTGAAGAACCCAGATAGATACAGGTGAAGGCCTCACCTGCTTCATCCACGAGCCTTACCTGGTGTAACCCTTCGATTAGATGGGCTGACCAAGCTTCCACTTGTTCAGCGCCACCATCTTCTGGACGAGCGTATGGGGAGATTTTGATGATCCGTCGGTATCCCGCCCAGGCAGACTTCGGCACTTCTTCGGCAAACACAACCACTGCACAAGGCCCGGCCAAAACTTCGCCTGACGCAGGTGCATCCAGCACACGACCGTCCCAATCTGGAACAAGTACCGCGAGCTTCTGTTTCAGCGTTTTTTTAATGAGCTTACTCATTTTACCGGTGCTCATGACAGTACTAATTTCATTTCTCATAGACACATTCATTTCGCCCCCTTTGGCTGCAAGTTTGAGATCTGCCCACACCGTGCAGCGACAATGCAGCAGCAGTAGACTCCCCCTTTTAACTCAGAGTCTGTATTGCTATCGAACCAGTACCGGGACTACATTCACCGCATCAAAAAGACCGGCCACCTGGCCGGTCTGTACATTAGCGTATGTGCTTTCGGTGCGTCCCTTGTTATTGATCCGATAATACAATCTTACACCCTTTCATTCCTAGCGCGGATGGTGTTCCGTACGACTTCGGTGCGATTAAGGGAGACGTTCGGGTGGAAAAAAGACGATTCTGGAATCATCATTTTAAAGAATACCTAAGTAAGCTTTAAGATCAATTAATTGATAAATTTATCCAAATATATTAAAATTTCATTATCAAATTCATTGTCGCTTACGTAAAAGAAGGAGAAATACCTATGAGTAAAACATTCAAGATCACTTCACTTGTCATCTTAGCATTTATACTCGGGATATCCTGCTGGGCTTACTTCGGACTGCTTGGTAATCCGCTCAAGAAAAATGATGCTGAACAACAGGTAACCACTTACCTGATTGAACAGAAAGGTTACTCACCCGAACAGCTTATCGAAGTACAAGGTACTTACTCCTCAAAAAGTTCTGAAGCACCTTACGGTGCCTCAGTAACATTCGCGGATGAACTCGAAGCGAAGTACCAATATATCATTTTTAACAACGGCGAGATTAAGCAGTACAGTCATACCAGTGATGATCCCAAACATGAGGAGCCCATGGTAAAATAA